AGTTTCCCCATACTCACCACACCCGAAGAAACTAATTCTCCTGTCCTGCGTCTTCCGCAAACTCTTAATGAATCCTGAAAAATCTTTAGGGCAAAGCTCGCCATTCCCATTCAAGTTCTCGTCATCTAAAGTCAACGTTACAAATAAACTATGCTCATGCATTCGACTCTCATGCATCATTCTTACAGCCCACTGTCTACTCTGCTCCTGCCTACATCCAATACAACTCCCGCAAGGTACCACTTGCATACAACTAATCTTCCTGTCCGTATATAAACTCTTTCTCCGTATCGGTACTTCCGACGGATGAAAGCACGGCATTACAATCTAATTCCACCTCTCATAAAATACCCATTCATACTATTTTTACTATGCGATCTCTTCGCCCCTCTTCTAAAGGTCTTCCTGCTACTCCGTCTACTCATTCTCTGGCGTCTCATCTTCTCTCCTTATGATAATGTGAAACTTCCAAAAATCTAACCTCTTGACAAATAAAGAAAATGCTATTATATTATAGCATGAAAAAACATACACCCCCAGGTCCTCGGAAACGCACCGGAAAAACTCCGGCGTTTCTACGGTGGAAAAAACAACGGAGTCTCTCACATGAAATCACAAGCAACTCCCGAGATGCTGGAAGCTCTCGGAATCAAAAACCCGGCCTTTCCGAAAGAAAAGGTCCGCTCTAACGCTATTGACATCTTGTCAACCATCTCCCATCTTTCCCAACATGAGCGAAAGCGCGTTCTCGCGCAAGCTCTCAAACTAAACGAGGTGTAAAAAATGCCCATGAATGCTCCTAATCTTGACAAAATCCTAACCAAGCTCGACAAACAGCTCGCAAACGCTCAATTCAAAGTGCTTGAAATCCAAGCTCACATCTCGGCTCTCAAACGCATCAGTTAAAAACGCCTGCCTTAAATCTGCGAAATAAACCGTGCGCGTGCGTGCTACACGCGCGTGCGCGACATAAAACGCATAACGGCAAGCGTCAAGCGAAGCGCTGATGCCTGAGGGGGGCGGAAATCCGCCCCCCTCTTCTGCTGTCCTCGAGCTACCCCCGACCCGATGTAACGGTTCCCGGTCGGAATAATGCACATCACCTACTTGGTGTATATGTGCCAGGTGACCCATAGTCACCTCCTAATATCATTCGGACCCCGTCCCACCCTCTTCTGCTCCTCCCGCCTTAGGCGGGTCTGCAACAACCTTAGGCTCATCCGCCACCAGCACCTCCGGAGCCTTAATAAAACCTGCTTCAACGAGCGCATCTCTCTTATCCTCGTCATGTGCGGTATCCAACCAAACCGCAACGTCGTGATTAAATATCTCTCGTACCTTACTCGGCAACTTCAAAAAATGCTCCTCGGCAACAGCTGCCTGTGCTAATGCATCCTGTAAATCCGTAAACTCACTAACGTCTTTAAACATCAAATCTGCCTCATCTAGCGCACTCAATCCTGATTGCGCAAAATCTCGCATAATCGTATTAATATCCGCCAAATGCGCATCGCTCTGCACCGTCTCTGATTCGTCCACGATCTCTGTCTGATATCGGGACTTACCTCTGGAATCAGTATGGCCTACTTCTCTCATCGTCCGCCTCCTATTCTAGGAATCGCAGGTCCTGAACCCCACAAAATCCTTCGGATCCTCTCCGCAAAAGCGGCATTCCTTCCGACCTTGCTCGTCTCTACATCTCTTCTATTCGCTGCCGCGGGCATCGCCATCTTCAATAACTGATTCGACAACTCCACGCTTCTCTGCTGATCCAAAACCAATTCGGCCTTACGACTGGTCTCCTTAGTCGTCGCTTTCTTCAATCTGGCCGATTCATAAATATCTATCTCTTGCGTGGTCAATAACTTCAATTCTTTCTGTAGTCTTCTCGCGTGCTGTGCACTACTAACTGCGGGACTAATCGAATCTTCAACTCCTGCGATCGCTCCCCCGGGCTGAGCTGCTCCACCCTGGCTATAAGCCAATGCGGGATTCAATCCTGCCGCCTCCATATCTGTAACTGCGGCCTGAAAACTCGTATTTCTCATTCGCTCTTGAAACGCTCTGTCTTTAGCTGCTTCGTCTGCTCGCGCTCTATTCGCTCGATCGCCACCAACCAAAGTGCCTCCAGCAGATATACCAGCTCCTAATAAATCACCCCATGGAATGCTTCCTAACATTCCTTTCCAATCAAATCCGCCGCCGCTTCCAACTTGACCGCCACCTCCACCACCAACTTGTATAGGTGGTCGTCCACCTCCTGCTTTTTGTTTAAACCAATCCTGCCATCCGCCTCCCCCAGTAGGGGGGCCCCAAATATCCGGGCCAGGCATCTAAAATCTCGCCACTAACGAAGGAACTGAGTAAACGGGCATCGGCCTCGCACACTTATAATTAAACCACAAATCCAATAAAAACGTCGGCTCATTATCTACCGTCGTAACCCTACTCATCGGCGTGACATCGTTCACAAATCCCGAACTAAATGTCGGCAAACTTCCAAAATCTTCCGCAATATGCCAATGCGCTAAACTTCCGGTAATATCTGGGTTAAAATGTCCATTCACCTTGGAATGCTTCGTCCTATACTCGCTCCATCTTTCCTGATACGCAAAAACTGCGGTATCCGTAACTAAAACATTACTAACCCAAATCTCCTGATTCAAAATACTTTGTTCACCTAAACTCGCCAAAGCCGGAATATAGAAATCGTACCTGGTACTCCGGCTCCAAAACCTATCCAAGCCCTGAAAATAAGTAATATCTCCGCGAGCCATAACTAAACCCATCACGTATCCATGCTCCGTAAAGGACTTTGCCCATCCATGTCCTCTGATAATTCCGGTGCCAACGCCTCGCAGCTCTCCTTGATCTTCCGTCGCCGTCGAACTCGTATTCGCGACTGGCGAAATGTTGATGAAGCTTTTCCCACCGCCCAAATATTCTGGTCGTTGTAAACGAAAATCTGGACTCGTAACGCCAAAATGCGCTTTAATAATCTCAACATATCTAGTCCCTCCTCGCGCATCCTTCTCTAATAACCTCTGAATCGCTACTGCCTGTCTTAATGCATTCGTATCAATACTCGCAATCAACTGCGGATCATCCCAATACATCGTCTCATCTGCTGTCCACGCATCTGCTATCTTCACATCCGGATCCGTCGCCGTACTCGCCGTCTTCAAAAAATTAGGCACTGTCGGCGTACTATCGCTCGCAACAAAACTCGGCGCACCAATACTACTAACACCCGCCGGGTCTGCTATGACATCCCACGAACCCGTAATGGCTCCACCTTTCTGCAAATATGGCAATGCACTCGTAAAATAATCGTGCTTCTTATTGCCTTTCTTCAATGCGTAACTAGCAACTCCATCCGGTCCATTTCCAATCTCGTTCGCTTCCTCAGCTTGTACCTGCTGATCCCTGAACCACTCGTTCCAAATCCTGTTATACATCCTAAACGGCAACGCCGATATACCCAAAACCGACGTAGTCAAACCTTCCGGCAATCCAAAATAGGCCGCCAAACCATGTCCCGTCTTCACCGTATCATGATTAACAACAACATCATTAATAATCGGTATTGTATACGTCGTATCCTGCGCACCTGCCGCATCGTGCGCTCCATTAAAATCTTCCCATCGATTCCACAAAATCCTACTCGGACAAAAAAAGAAAAAGGTCCGCAACTCTATGTTATCCATCACCGGCGAATCTAACGGCGAGAATATTCTCGCAAATCCATTCAACTTACAAGTAAAGGTGTCGCCCGGTAAAACCTCGTCTACCAAAATCGGATATAAATAACTTTCATCAAAAGTCATCTTCACACCGTGACTCCGATTAAACTGACTCCTTCCTATCCTGGCCTCGGGCCCCTGATGCGGCTGTCTTCCACCTCGTCTAATTTGCACCATGTCCTGCATCTGGTTTCTCCTCTTCTTCAATGTCTAACTGTCTTCCATGAATAAAACTCGTCGCGTTAGCAATCTTCCGCGGCGCAAATGCTTCAATAATGCCCAATTCCTCGTCAAATGTACCAAGATGAAATAAACTATAATCCTCGGGAAACTTAGCAAACTGATGGTCCTTCTTCATACAAGCTTCCTTAAAACTACGTATCGCAAACTCAATCGTCGGCCCACTAAAAATCTCCATGTACCTGCTCGCCGCCGTATCCAACACCGAAAACAACTCAGTCATACCGCGTCCCTCCCAGCAAAAAGGTTAATCCTAGCCTTCAAGGTCAATTCCCCCGCGTTAAGCGAGTATTTACTTAATTCTATAGCCTCATCATAACGTTTTTGCCTAACGTCTTCCATCATATCAGGGTGCTCCTGATCCATAAACTTATCATAATATCTCGGCGGCTTAGCCTTAAATCCATCAATCACAACAAAATCCCGGGGATACACATCGGCCCACCACTTATTAATCCATCGTCGTCCAATCGCGGGCCGTAAACTCATT